TGGGATTCGTTCGAAATCTGAACACATTCGAAAGAACTCACGATATTTAGTCCCAGGACCCTTTAATCCTGTGACTAAATAACGAAAGGTGGGAGACTATCCCATTTTACGATCCGAACATGCCCGATACACTCAATTGACGGGAAAGCAGTCTCCGACTGCAGTTGACAACCAAATCCATGGAAACCTTTTGGGTTTTACGTTTTAATCCACAAAAGTCAAAAAATGTAACGAGTTTACAGAAACCGAACGACACGGGGCTCAGTACCCATCGACCCGAAGGTCCTGGATTAATCCAGCTGAACGATCAAAGGTGCTACCAGACCAAAACAACAAGTTGTTTTCAGTCGTTTCAATCGGGTAACGACGCCGTACTCCTTAAACGAAACGTGACTACGTGATGTATTATTCACCCAGCCACAATTGAACTTTGTGGGATGCTTTCTTCGTAAAGCATCGGACCCCACAAGGTGCGTTTTCACATAATCGACATATTCCGACCAGATCGAGAAATCTGATCGAGTCTCCCGTTTCTCTTCCAGTCCATTCTCAAGACTAAAAGAGACGAGGGCCTCATCCTGAAGAGCCGATCGACTCTTCATAACCTTGTGCAAATCAGAACCTCGATTAACGAAAAAGTCTGTGTCCCAACAAGTGGGACGCTTAAAAGTCAAGCATGACTTTTGACCGATCCGAACACGAGAATCCAATATTAATCCGACGGCAGAAATGTGGGTAAGGTACAAAAAAGAGGTCAGACCGAATCGAAGGTCTGTCTCCGACAGCCGGGAGGGGTCTACCAACGGTAGACCAAGTCCTCCAAGCTGGCGAGAAATGTAGAGGGGAGCCCGGATAGAATCCAGTAAACCACCCTTTACCAAGTTACAGTGAATAAAATCACTAAGAACCTTCTCTTTCAAACCTACAGGGGCCCGATTCACAAGCTCCCAAGCCACATCACCAAAGAAAGCCAAGTCGTCCGGTAGAACAGATCGCTCATAGCCTGAGCGATCTAACCACCGACGAACGCGATCAAACTGACCACGACGACAGGCATCCTTGATGTTAATCAGACCCAGGTTCACATAAGGAACCCTATCCCAGAAATCCTCATTGTTGCAAAACAAACGAGCAACCGATGAGGCGCCTAAAAGAAAATTCCTTCGAAAAAATTCGGAATTTATAACGAAGAAATCAGTAGAAACAAAGTTCTTACCGATGGAAGGTATTAACCCCGTCTTCGGGACAAAATACTTCCAATAACGATAGGCGAGGGGGGTCATCTGACAAACGGCGTCATCTCCGTTGACTAGGAGAGGACAGCGTTTGAGCCGAATACGATAATTGTAATTGCCACAATTGCGTTCAGCCTGTTCGATGGCTAAACGGAAAATAGCAGCATTCACAATGCACAAGAAGGGAAAACTAATGGGAGAACCCATCAATTGTCCCCAAGACTGTTGGTAAGTACCAGCACGACGACAATTAACCGTCGCACCGGTTAGACCATCTACTAAAACCTGTCTCCAAAAAGGATCAATACTATGCGTCTCGAATAACGCATCAACGATAGCGATGGAGAATTGTGGATCCAAGTTGTCAGTAGCAGCAGAGTAATCTGCCGATACGAACAACTTATGAACCTCGGGAAAAGCCTCAAAGCGAGACTTAACGAAATTCTCATCGTCATCGATCGATTGCTTTGTCAAAGCAAAAACAGGATTATCGCCAATGACTTTCCAAAAATAGGACTGCCATAAGCTAAGTAGATAATAACGAACGGGTTTACCAGTAGTGATCATACGAACCTTCAACGGTTCGGGCAGTGCCGTCGGCACAACCTCATTGCTTTCCATGAAACGTGAAAGGAATGATATGATCTCTTCTGGCTCACAACTCATATCCGAAATCGATTCCTGAACATGGTCCGAACAATCGAAACGTTCAGACCAAAAGCTCTGGAGAAGTTCACAGACCCTAGAAGCCTGACCACCCTCGCCACGGGAGAAACCGTTGGCGGCGGACAAACTCGGGGACTGTAATTTCAGATATGGATCAGAGGTTTTAAACAATTCGGACGCCGTCCGTTTGACCTCGCGAACCAACAGATCATAAACTTGGTCCTCCTTTTCAGGAAGCCCAAGGGATTCCGACCAACTCAAGTCCACCAATTGATCTGTGGACTTTTTGAGTTGTTCTCTGAAGCCTTCACCCCTAGATAAGGTTTTACGCAAGTCAAAAAATGACATATGTAATTCCACCTCGGAGGGGTCAGGGAAACTACCCTTTGCATGATTAAAAGTCACGCAATGGGAAAGTGTCGAACGGTTGAGACGTGCCTTCAACCACAAGTAACCACCGCCGGTCAGAAAAAGACCGGGCTTTTCGGACCCTAAGACCCAGACAGGCCTTGGGGGTAACTCTTGCTTCAAAATAAGAGCAACGAGTGACGATAAGTGGTACTTTAGCCACTTGGTAGAAAAACCCAAGCGGTCATAATAGCGGTAACGCCACTGAAATATCGAGGAAACGCTCGGTTTCCAATTTTCAGGACGGCCGCCGGTATAGAAGGCCAACCGATATAACGCATTCCAAGCCTGATTGGACCTGTTACCCAAGATCGAGGGTGCAGGATCCAGTGAATCTATAACACACAGGCGAGGATTGAGTTCATCCAAAGGTATGGAGGCTAAGCTGAGATAGACATCTCGAGCGAGGCTCCCAACCTTTGGTTTTTTTAAAGAGTACGACAAACTCCTAAGACAATTAGAGTCTGGAAAAATCGTGCTTATCAGCCACGGAAGATTTTCTATGGTACACTCAATCAAACCAGCCATGACACCAAAGTGCATGAAGGTTAGATTGTCGACAGGGTTATCTTCAACCTGTCTAGGCGTGCCACGGATTGAATCCGTAACACACACCGGGCCAGTGATCTTATCATTATTGATAGTCATTGCCT